GGAGCAGTAACAGGTGTTTGCACAGGTGCGGTAACTGTTTGTACCGAGGTATCAGTTGCCACGTTGACAGTTGGTGCTGTAATAGCTACTTGAGTAGGAGTAACTTGTACAGCTGCATTAGGTGCCGTCATGGATATGGAGTTTGGTTGCACAGCTACTGTTGTAGTAGGTACACCTTGATTTGTATCTTGTGGTGTAAGATTAGATACGCACACGGACGGTGTTGCTACTGTAGATACCACTGTATCTACTATGCCAGGGGCTTTATCATCCATTGCTCTGTCGTTATCTACAAAACTTCTGAATTGATTTAACACAGCTTTTAGCTGGTTATATACATCTAGTACATTAACTCCTTGAACTTCAACTTTAATCATTGTTTAAATCCTCCTGAATATTAATAATCGTCCTTATTGTCACGAGCTGCTTTATAATTCATCGACAGAGGCCTTTACAGATTCATACTCAGTAAGTAACGCTAAGAATTCCGGATTATCTTTTGCAAGTAATCGATACATAGTCAAGCGCTCAGCGTTCTTAGCCTTTTGCTCAAGTTTCTTTTCAATGTCCTCCAACTTAGCTCGATCGCTTTCACGTTTATCGCATTTAGAGGTATCAATAACTGCAATGACCTGCTTGACTACATTCCCTTTGAAACCTTGCATCCGAACAGTATCAAGGTCTTTTGCCTTTTTCAAAACACGAGCAACGCCTAAGCCGTTTCTTGATTTAACAACAACCCAATCGCCAACACCAATGTTATCGATTGGAACATTTGTATCGGATTCGTAATATCTAAACCAAAATTCATCTGGGCTATGTACAGGTGTGTTATTTTGCCAGTAATAATCGCTGGTATCGTAAGTAACTAATAGGAATTCCATAATATGTCCTTTCTGTGGTATACTTTAAGTGGATATTTTTCTAATTTGAGCTTGTTGATGTTGCCGCATCATCAGGCTCATTTTTTATGCCTAAATCCTCGCATTCATCAGGAATGCAGTAGTCTCGCTTTTGGCATTTGTTACATTCTCGCAATTTAATCACCACCTTTCAAAGCGCTTATGTCGAGATTTTCCTCCACTTCTTTCTTTTGCCAAGAGTAAAAGTCTAAGCCTTGTTCTTTCAGTGCATCTGCCGCCGCTCGTCCTGTTTGTGCATTATCGATAATTTTATATGCGTCACATTTAGCAAAGGACAGCTCAGATAGCTGCTCTTCAAAAGGTTTAACAATTTCACAAATTGTTGACCACGATTTTAATGGATCAGAATACATATACTTACTTCTAGAAATCGTTTCGCTGAGCAAACTCTTCAGAGTTGGAATTTTACTTAGAAAACTATCGCCAAACCCGGCTTGTACTATTTCTTCAGCTATAGATTGAGCTGAATTTAATGCGCCCTCAAGGCGCTTAAAGGATTCTGTAGCAGCGACTGCTTTATTTATTGCTGCGCTTTCCGCCTTATAAATTTCATCCCTCTTTTCACAATAAATATCATATATAAAATCCTTTACTCTTTGTTTACTGATATACTGCTTTGACATTTCATAACTCCTTTTAGTTGTAATACGGATTCTTACAATAATCGCCGTGAGTTCTCACTCTTGGGATGTACGTGACATCTTCCTGCTCTTCAACATCCATTTCGGCTTTATCTTTATAAAAGCCGTATAGGGATATAACGAATCCGATTAAAGATTGCAATATAAACTGTTCCCAACCGATTTGGTCTACTTCTAAGGCCCCCATAGAGCCTGCAATGAGGAACGTCCCCAATAACATATAGCCCATAATTTGATCTCCTTTATAACATCATCATTGATAAAATAGATGCTACTGCTGATGCAGCTAAACTCAAGTGCATCCCCACGTCAATCCAGTTCATGATTTACATCTCCTTTAAACCTTTAAAATAACCAGGAACGTGCCTAAATCCAGAATGATACACAGTCGACACCTGACAGTTTGATATGTCGGTATTTTTAACATACTTGATAGCCTCCCGGATGGCGTTGTCAATTAATCGCGTTTTTAAGTTAGAAAATCCCCAATTCGAGGTACCTAATTCTTCAAGCTCCATCAGCGCCCATCGTTTTGTATTACATTTTCTGTCGAGGCTATACTGGAAACCGCCTACGATTCCTTTAATTACGGAAATTGTATAATGGTAAGATGTATTACCCCAGTTCATAATTTATCCTCCCTAATGAATTCCTGCGGATTTAAACTCCGCATCAACTACTTTCGTATCCCATCCAAGCGAATGGACAAGGAACGTCCTAAACCCTTCTTTATCGATGACAAAGGCTCTTGACTTCTTACCTGGCGACTGCCAGGAGTATGCAAATGGAAATCGGTCTCTTGCGATTCCCTCTCGGATAGCTGTTAGGCTAACACCGAGCACGGTCGACATTTGGGCGACCGAAATCACTTTTCTAATCATGTGCACTGCCCCTCCTTTTCATATAGCCTTCAAAATCATTCTGATTTCTTGGCCTACTTGTAAACGATCTTTAAAAGTATCTTGATTACGGAAATCATCCATGTAAACTTCTAACATCTCTCGGTATATAGCTGCTTTGAAGCTTTCTGGCTTTTCCACATCTTCTCGATACGGCTTTAAAATCGTAACCGGCTTACCGAATTCATAGTCGATAAATCCTCTTGCCTTTAGTCGGGCTTTCATAGTTCTAATCTTACCGTTCGGCCATCCGAGTAAATTTTCCATTTCCTCGTTGGTCTGTAACCCGCTATCACGGTAAGCATTATACAAAATCTCCATATCTGTCATTTGCTGCCCTCGTTTCTTTTAATTTCGTTACCTATTAGGTATTTCCATATGCAGATTCTGATGCGATTAAATCAGCCAACGGAATCTGATAAACTTTTGAGAACGCCTTTAAAGTTGCCACGCTAAGGCTTTTCTGTCTTTTGCCAGTCTCTAAATTTGATAAATAATTTTGAGACATAAAAAGCTTACTTGCCGCCTCAACCTGGGTGAGCCCTTTTTTATTTCTGGCATCAATCAAGTACTGTCTCATCCAATCACCTCCCTTTACATCTAAAATATCTCAATTTGTGATATTAGTATATCTCAATTTGAGATTATCGTCAACAATATATTTGAAAAATATCGCTATATGTGATATTGTGTAAGCAGGGAGACTTTTAAGGAGGAAGACTTATGAAATTAAGACAATTACGCCACATGTTAGGGCTTAGTCAACTACAGTTCGCCGAAGACTTAGGTGTTGCTCAAAATACATTAAGTAATTATGAATCTGAAAAGAGACAAATTCCTTTGGATTTGCTAAAGCGCATCGCGGAACGTTATGATGTTACTGTTGATTACCTAACAGATTCGGACTTGATAGCCGATGACCGCATCCCGGGGGCGCTAATCAATGAAAGAGTGAACTCAGGTTTATCCCTTTCGGACCTGTCAAAAATAACAAAAATCCCCAAGAAAGACCTTGAGGATTATGAGGCAGAGATAGAGCCCATTAATTTGTTTTTACTCAAAAAATTATGCGATGTATATGGTAAAAGTTTGTCCCAGTTTTATAAGGATAACGACATGTATGATGAATATATCCCGAGCGTATTTAACGGCGATTCAGACAAATTTGAACAGTTCGAATCAGCCAGCCGTTTTGACGCAGAATCTGATGCGTTTATAGATATGGTTCACCTCAACAATTACAAATACGTACCTGCATCTGTATCAGCGGGCGCGTTAACCACGATAGACGCCATTAACTTCATGCCTACTATATCTGTCCCTGATTTCATGATGGGTCGTTACGCAGGCAATAAGAATATTATACTTATGCCGGTTAACGGTGAAAGCATGAACAACGTTATCCAAAACGGCGCTATTATCGCCGTATTAAGAAATATAGAACTGCCAGATATCCATGACGGAGATATTGTAGTTATTAAGAATGGAGGGGATTATACAGTTAAAAGATTCTACAATGATAAACAACATAAAGAATTTGTATTTAAACCTGATAGCTCGGATATGGCATTTCGGGACATCATATTTAGTTACGAGAATACAGATGACTTATACCTGATTGGTAAGGTTGTTATGTACAATGTGACTTTGTAAGAGATTAATATGGGAGATTAATAAGGGAGATAAACAATGAAATTCTATAAAATTTTATCTATCGCGGCATTATTTGCAACAGTTGCTAGTTCTTCATTTGCACAATTTATTGATGTAACCCCAGAAACGTATGATAAAATCTGGAGCACCGGGCAAAATTATAAAACTGATCGTAAACTTGAAAGCCCAATTAATTATGGAGTTGAACTTCGGAGTGGAGCTGGTGGCGCCGCGGTATTAATTACCCCAGCTACAATCACTAAATATGTATCATATTCCAAAGACGATCGTCTGATTTTTCCAGACGAATCTTTTAAGAAAGCCATACTAAACAGTAATGATTATGTATACATAGCTACATATGCACTTCATCTAAAGAATCCATTAGCCGGTACAGTAATGCCTCAACTACCATCACAACGATTACTTATAGAAAAGGACAATCAGTATATAATCCCAGTAGCGATGAATACCAAAATCTATGATATGATGCCGCATAGCTATGCCCTTGTCTACTATGCAATACCTAAACAAATAATTATGAACCCACCGTATACTATTAAATTTATTAATGGAAATGGCGATAAAATTGAAATACCTATTACCACTGATAAATTAGCAGAACTTATGGATAAAGAAAATAAATTAGTCTATAAGACAAGTGATTAATAAACGTAAAGCCCCTATCCGATACTACTCAGATAGGGGTATTTTAGGAGGTATG